AGTGGTCGCTAACCACTACGAGACTGCGCCAACCAGAAATCCTGGTGACAATGAGAGGGGGGCCTACTAAACCGTAAGCCTATCCAATTCCAAACCGCCTCCTGAAACTCAAGGAGCGTGCCGCCATTGTCATGACGAACGGGTTAGTACGGACGAGGATGCTGTGCTCCTACTAGCCAGAGAGTTTCCGCTCTGGTCTTCAATCGGTGCACAGGCCTACGTTCTTCGGCGTGGTCCCACCTCACTCTCATTATCACCCCCACCGGTGTGCAGGCACACCATTTCTGGCCAAGGGACTACTTCCCAAGTTAGTCGTTCAAAAACACTTGGGAACCATAATCGGCAAGTTCCCTAAGAACGACATCTTCTCTTATACTGACGTAATTTGCAGGCAAATAACGCAGTTCTTCTTCTCCCCTACCAGCGGGCACCTTTAAGGCCCTTAACTGTCCGAGGTAAGACAGAAAACGCCAAGGCTTCACAGCCTTGTACTGGTAGGTCCTACGTACACAGCCCACCGTCGGTCTGTATACGTCTCTCTTCAACCCTCCCTCCCGACCTGTAGCCCACTGGTGCAGGAACAGAGCTACTTGCTCATCGGGATCTAACCGTCTACGGACAGCTAGAAGCAATGTGGAAACCTCTTTGGGAGGCTCCGGTAGACAGGTAAAGCTCCTGTTCCACATTGACCTAGCCCGCTCATGGCAGGCGTAGGACTTCGGATTTAACCGAAGCTGGGAGGGTAGAAACCCCCATTTCTTACCGATTCGGGACCTGATGAAAGCATCAGTCCACTGTGGTGACCAGGCGACCGCCTTAGCAGCGTGTAGCATCCCTGGGTAATCAGTAAGAAAACCACCTCTCCGCAAGTGACGTACCTCACGCCACTTACCCCCTCTCCCTTTCAGAAACGCGGTCGAGTTGATCTCTACAACCGTCTCTGATCGAATCGTTTTCAGATCATTCAACTTGTACCCGCTAGGGTAATCTGAAACTTCGAGATAGCGGTTAGATGATACAGTCGTATCATCGCCGTTAACAAGGACATTGCCTTCTTCTCCGCGCAGCGCCCAAAGCGCTGCCAGATAAGAGTGAAGGCAAAGGAGGGGAAAAGAGAGATAACTCCCCATCATCTGTCCATGCGATACTTCCTTCTCCTCTCCGTCACAATCAACAAGTGGACGGAGTGACTGAAACGCGCGTACGCGTAACGGTCCGGGAATTCGACTCTTTCGAAGCAAAGAGCCAAGTATCGCCTCTGTCACTTCAAGTGACAGGTTGTCTGAGGCGCTCACCAAATCTACCGAGGTTTGGCAAGGGTAAACATGGACAGATGACATTTTCTTCTCCGTAGGTGGTCCGACAAGGCGCCAAGGTTGCTTCATCAAATGAGCATCAATGGCTTTGTGAAGAGGAGCTAGTACTTCGGTGGTCTCGTCATAAATGACGAGAGGCCTGCACTTACCAGCACTCAACACTTCCTTGTACCGGGCCCGAATAGGCTGATCGATCGGAATAGATCGGCC